ATGTGAATCTTCGTAGGGACATTGCAAATCTGGAATGACCACCGTTTTTTTCATCAGTCCTCATCATCTTCATCTTCATAAGTGTGCGGAATTAGATCAGGCTTAGGGATGATCCAGTCTGGATAGGCCGATGGCTCAACTATTACTGCAAGGGCTAAATCGACTTCAAAACCAGCGCGGCGAAGCGCCCTATACATTTCCTGGAGACTTATTGCCCAGGCATCTAATGCTGTATATGTATCAAGGTCTATAACCTTTTTACGAGCCATAAGATTATTGTGACTTATCGCAAAGGATTTCGTAGATTTTGTCGACGCGTGTCTCTAAACGATTTACGGCATCTTTCATCGATGAACCGCTATTCGGCTTCAATTCCGCTAAATAGTGTTTGATCATAAACTGAAGCATCGCAGTTACACCACCCAGCACCGTCACGATCGCTACTGCAAGTGCAGCATAATCCTGAGCGGTCATTTTTTAGGAGTGGCATAACCAAAGATGCCTGCAACGATCGAGCCAAGAATTGCCCGGTAATCCAGAGCAAAGTTAGAAGTAGTTCCCCATACTGCAAGGAATGCGCCGATTGAGATTATTGCTGGGTGCTTCATATTCATTTGGTTGCTCCTAGTAGTGGGACTTGAAAGAACGAGCCATCTTGATCACCTTTGCTAGTGAAAGAGATATGGCAATGATGGTTGTGCGGATTGCTTCCCGTATATTTTCTCCAGCGCCAGCCCAGGCGAGATGATGCGATTCGGCCATTGAAGATGACATAAGAGATGCGCTTCTCTCCAGACTTTGCAGCGAGACGAATCTGATCTGCAATGTCGGGCATGAGATCGGGCTTGCCACCTTTATAGACATCTCGATCAATGTCGATTGCTCTAACCACCCCAGTCTTTGGATCAGGGTTGTGATCGCTAGGGCGCGTTGAATGACGGAGATCGCCGATCCAGCCATCGGAACGCCTATCACGATCGTAGGTGTCATCAAACTGTTCCCTTAACTGTTGAGCAGCTTTAGATAGTGTTGGTTTCATCCAAGTAAGAGTGTTGCTTCTTCTGCGGTAATACCTAAGCGAGCAAGTAAAGCGGTCTTTTCAGATGCTTTTGCTTCTAAATCTGCTTGATTTGCTTGTTGTGCTAATTGCATTTCTGCCCAGGCTTCGCAAGCAGCATTGTATTCCGCCTCAGCCAAAACAATTTCTTCACCGTTAACAATTTGAATTATTGTTGGATTTTCTTTTTTGCATTGCGCGATTAATTGCGTTTTTGTAGTCATATTATGCCGCCTCGTAAACTAGGGTGAATCTTAATTCGTCATTGGTAGTCCAAGTCATCGGAAAAGTGTTAGTCATTTGTGCTGCAACATTTGAACCAGATTGCGTCATAATGATTGCAACGTCAGTCGTGCTATTTAATCTAACTTGTGAAATAAATTCTGCCGTTGCAGCGTCTAAGATATAAGCAGATCCTTGCCCCTGAGTGCCTTGCGCTGTTACGGGCAAAGAGATTCTGACCCCATTGGTCATTGATGTAGTTGAACCCCAAACCAATTTGTAATCTACAAAAACAAATTTACCACTTTGGCCATATCGAGCCGTAACTGTTCCGTTTCCCAAGGTGAGATTTGTATAAGTTGGCGTATAAGCGGCGAATGTAAAAGCACCACTAGTAGCCGTTGCCCATTTAAGACCAGTAGCCGCTGTTGAATCGGCAGTCAATACCTGGCCATTTGTTCCAACCGCTAAACGCGCTGGAGTGTCTGCTGCTGTTGCAGTAATTAAATCGCCTTTAGCATCAAGGATAACTAGTGGGTCGATTGCTACCCAGGAATAATCTAAGTCTGTGCCTGATGCCTTAGCTAGTACTTGGCCTGTCGTGCCGCCTTTAAGGTCGACTAAGGCTGTATCTATATCTTGGCCGAGTGCAGCAATGGCGGTAGCGCCATCCTTTACCAGGTCGGTTGACTGAGGGATGTCCCAGCCGAAGTTGGTTGTTGTTGTTGCCATTAGGCTACGACTCCTATCGCGTTGATCCATGTAAGGGTTGGACTTAGGGTGTTCCAAGTCTCTGCTGCGTTTACCTGCTCCCATTTTACCGCAATTTGGGAGAAGTTTATTGGAGATGCGTTAAAAGTAACGCTTAGGTTATTTAGGCTGGCTCTGAATGTCCAACCCTCGATGTAACCCTGAAACGAGCCATCGGTAATATTACCGGGCAAGTTCTGAATCCAGACTGGCTGGCCTAAGAATATATTGATTAAAGCATCTCGATCGCTGTTGTCTATTTCAGGATTTCCAAGTACGAAAGTGATGCTCTGAAACTTGGGATAAGGAAAGGCTCGAAGATCGATGTATCTATCAGCAAGAGCTATGGCATCGGAATTGTTTTTAATTCTAGATGTGTACTGCTCGGCATAAAGTCCAAAAAGTGATTGGCTTTCTGTATCGGTAGCGGTATAAGTGTGATTGCCGTTAGTGCCAGAAACAATAGTGAAACTATTGCGTAAATCTCCTGCGCGAGTAGTAGCCGCTAAACCTATGCCATTAGCGTGATTAGCATCAAGCGTTGTATATCCGTTAGCCGCTAAATAATCTTGGCGATGGGTTTGATCCGCATAACCGATATTGCCGTTTGCATCCTCGTAAAGAACGCCGAAAGCCGAATTAGCAATAGCGGTACACAATGAATAAAGATCAGTATTTTCTGATGATCGGGCTATTAGTTCGTAATCGCCTGGCTGATCGATTTCGCCTAGACCGATATTGGCCGCATTTAACCAAGTCTCAGTTGGATCATAAGTTGCCCAAGTTTGTGCAGGTGAAACTTCATTCCATTGTCCCAATAAGTAGCTTGAAAGAATTGTGTAAATCTGATCTCCGTCAAAGTCCTGAGATAAGACTCCAGGATCGATGATTCTTGGAAGTTTGGATAACGCTCCAAGGGCTGTAATGGTTGCGGTAGTTGTATAACCCAAGTCTCCAGCCTGATTAACTGCAATAGTAAAATCGGAGATAAAGCCGCCAAAGATAGGGATATAAGTGCCGACAGAATTAGTTACTTCTACTGTAATGCCAGTTCCTACGGTGAAGTTATAGCTTGAGTTATTAAAGTTGATTAACTGTACTTGGCAATAGCCTGCGACTGGCTGAACGTTGATATCTGTACGCCCAGAAGTAATTACTAGGTTAGCGATAGTTACATCTGTTATTTCAACGCTATTAACTAGAACCTTATAGGTCGGAGTATATGCAGTCATTAAACGAACGCCGCGCTGCCTAGGGTTCCTCTAGCTGAAGAATCATTAAGAATCTGAACAATTTGTCGGGCTGTAGATTCGCTATCGATCGCGCCATTGACTGTAATGTTGATTGTTGAGCTGCCTCTACCCAAAGCATTGTTAGGAATGATGCTGCCACTACTTGAAGGCGTAAACAATTCTGGGCCTTGTTCTCCTACGAGATAAGTTGTTCCGCGCATGACTGGGCCACCGGCTGCTCGACCACCGCCAAATAAACCACCTACGAAGGAGCCGACCTTTGAGCCAAACTCAATGACTGCTTTAAATCCAGAAATTAAAGCCGAGACTTGAGTAACAACCACCGCGATAGCAATTCCAATTCCCTGAATAGCAAGTTTAAATACTCCGCCTAGGAATGGAGCCACATACTTTTGAATAAAGTCTAATAATGTTTTAAATTCTTCTTTGTTAGCTTCTACTGCATCCTTGATAGTTTCAAAGGCTATTTTGATGCCTTCAAACACCGGAATGAAAATTGATTTAGCAGCCGAAATAAATCCGTTAAGAGCTGATTTAATTCCCTTTTCTCCACCAATAGAATTAATGAAAGTTTGGACTCCAGGAATTACTTTTTGCACAATAAAATCAACCATTGGAGTAATAGCATCGAGTACGAATGAACCGACTGTTTCCTTTCCTTCATCGAAAGCGATCTTGAGGCGATCCATCTTGCCTTGGAATGTATCTGCCTTAACCGATGCTTGATTCTCAAAAGTATCCGCTAACTTAGCGGTGATCTGCTCCATACTCATGGTCTTAAGTTCAGTTGCGCTAAGACCGATGCCCAATTTACTTAACGCTGCGGTGTTGCCTTCTGCGGCCCTTGCCATTGCATTTGTGACTGCCTCTAATGACTTACCTGAGCCCGCTGCGACATCGAGGGCGATAGTCTGAAGTTTTTGTGCGCTTTCTACATCGCCTGTTGCTCTGGCTAAACGCTCTAAAGAAGGACGAAGTTCATCGTCTGTAACGCCAAAGGCTAGAGATGTTTTAGTTATATAATCTTCTGTGGCGCTTATTTGCGCATTTGTAGCACCTGTAACGTTCTCAAGTGTTTTTGCTAACTTTTCTTGTGCAGCGGCATCAGCAATCGCAGACTGGACTCCATCTACCAGAAGTTTGCCAGCGTAAGCGGCGGCTGCGGCTCCAGCAACTGCAAAGGCTATACCAGCCTTCTTACCAAATCCTGAAACTTTATCGCCAAAGCTGGTAACTTCTCCGTCGGCTTTATTTAAATTCTTAGTAAAATTATCAACGTCCGCAAGGAGTTTGAGGGTTAAGGCTCTGGATGTTCCGGCCATTATGTCCACTCCTTCAAAATCTTATCAAATGAGGCAGTCCACTTAGCGACTATCTCAGGTTGAATCCTGCGTAACGTTGGATAGATAAACCAGCCTTTTGAGCCGCGACCTTCGCGACCTGACCAGACTGGGAACTGCTTAAAATTGTTGGAACCGAACTCAGAACCGCCCCAAATATCTTTAGTGCTTGCTCCACCTGAAAACTTTTGAGAAGCAAACCCATAAGTAATCTCACCGATACGGCTTGACTTTTTAACTCGGGAACCTTCAGCAATACGGCCTGCAACTCTACTACTGCGAACAGAATTAGCAGTCTGAATAATCTCTGATCGAGCGAAATCCGCCAGCGCTCCCGACTGGCGTTTCGCTTCATCTTTTGCTTCATCCGTCATACCTTTTAGCGCCTTAAATACTTGGCGTAGTTCAGTTTGGTCTAGTGCTACTTGCTCACTTGCCACGATTACGCTCCTCAAGTATTTCTATTGCTGTAAGAATATCTTCGGCACTTTGCCACTTATCCATTGGGATCTGTGTTGCTATTGCCAGTTCAACTAAGAGTCGGCTTACGCTTCCTCTTGTATGACTTTTGGGTTTCCTTCACCTACTTCTACATCAACGACTGATTCCATCCAGACATCAAGTGTCTTGGTTGGCTTGCCCCCTGCATCACGTTTCATTGCTGAATGCGTTACATAAAGAATGTCCCACATGCCGCCAAATTGGGAAATAACCTTTTTAGTTGTCATCTCCCACTTGGCGTAATCAGGTGGGCGAACCAGGTAAGTGGTTTCGGTTCCGTCTACATATTTAATTGTTATTTTCTGTTGCATTGCTTGCTCCCGTTTCTATTGTTTAGCTGAAGGTTTCTGTTACTGCGCCCTTTGATACCTTGAAAGTAAAGTCTACTGTCTGAGCATCTGTTCCAGCGCCACCTGCTGTAGGAAATTCTGGGAATGCGTCGAACGCGAAAACTGCGCCTGTGGCTGAAGTTAGTGTCATTGTAATAGTGTTATCTGGTGCTGTCTCTGCTGCTGTCCATAGTGCTTCGCATACTGAGTTAGCCTTACCCCAGTCAGCAAGCATTGAAAGAGCGAAAGAAGCCTCGATGTTTGTGGTCTTATAGGCTTCGCCATCGAGAGTCTGATATGTCTCGCGAAGGTTGGTCTTTGTTAGAACTGCTGAAGTTGCTTGTGCCTCGATATCTGTTCCACCTGTGAAAGATAGAGAAATATCGCGACCTGTGATTACTGTGGTTGCCATTATTTATCCTTAGTTTGTTTGTGTGTAGTAGGTAGAAACTCTGATATCTGCCACC